TCATGTCACGGAAGAACGCATCCGTGAATACGTCTTGTGTTGGAACAATAGTGTCATCAGTGTACTGAGTTGTTGTTCCATTATCGTTAAAGAAACAGCCAGTATGCTGGTAATCAGTAGCGGCTGGGCTAAATACGATAGCACCACCATCACCGAAACCAGTACCCGCTAAGTGAAGGTCATTGTCAACTTGTACGGACAACGCATAACCAGCATCTTCAGTATAGAACTGACGGAGGCTAGATAGCGCCTGTACTTCAACAATATCTTCGATTAGGCGTGAATACTCAAAGTGACGATTGATATCAATCTGTAATTCACTTTCGGTATTTGCAATGATAGTGACTGCTGTATCAGCGGCCTTAGCATTTGCATCGCCACGGGTAGGCTTAGGAATGTGAAGCTTGTCACCTTTCTTACCTGTCATTGTAAGCTTTCTAACCAGCGGAACCATTTTCAGGTTCTTTTGATAGGCGGCAATAATTTCATCTGACCAGATTTCTGGGATGAAAGTATCTGCTTCAGTTTTTGCGGTAAAACCCCCAGTTCCTGGGTAAGTTGCAGTAGCCATGTCAATCTCCTTTCAGATTATTTGACTCGACCCTCTGCGTATGCCTGAAGAATTTCACCGGACAGGGCTTGGTAACGCTCGGGGTCTGTTTTCATTAGTTTAATAATGTCGGCCCTGCGATACTGTTTTTTTGCGGTTGACTCAGCACTGCCTCTAGCTTTACCTGTATTTGCCGCTTTAAGTTGTTGCTTTCGTACCTGTTTTTCAACATTAGCAGTTTGTACTGCCACTGACTTTCTTTCTTTCCAAAGAGAGAATAACTCGTCAGCTACTTCAGCATTAAACTTTTGGTCAGCTTCTACAAATAATTGAGTCCTAGTTTTTGAAGCTTTGATCCATTCTGCGAACTTAGGATCAGCAAGTATTGTTTCCATATCTGGGTGTTTGTTACTCAGAGTTGCTAACGCCGCTTGCTTCTTGTAGTTCTCAGTATATCTCTCAGCCTCTTTAATCTTAGGATGATTCTCAATAGCTCTATTAACAGCCCCTTGGGGATCCGTAAAATAATCAATATCGCTTTCAGGCTCAACGTCTTGTTGAGGTGCTGGCGATGGTGTTTGAGCAGTAATATACTCATCCACTATCTTACGAAGCTCACCAACCTCGTTAGAATGACGACTCATCACCTTTTCTGCTTCTTGGTGCATCTGAACAACTTCTTTCAGAGACTTACCTTGGTATCTCTCTGGAATATCGTTGTCAGTGTCTTCTTCTAACGCGTCTTGAGTTTGCTCAACAGCTTCTGGCTCTTGAGTCTCTTGAACTTCATTTTCGATGTTTTCCGCATTTTCCTCTTCGTCGAGGTGCGTATCAACCATCGTTGCTCTTGACATATTAAACTCCGTGAACTAAGTCATTATGGAGATTTTTCTTTCCTGCCAGCCCTTTCATGTTCTCGTATCCACTTCATGTGGCGACCTGGAAAGTCCCCACTATGACCGTCGAGTACGCATTTGGGCGCTGACAGCATTTTAGTAGCATAAGAGCCACAGTCGCACCTAATGACTGAAACTCCTTTGCCTACCATTCTTTCAAATACGTTTCCGCATTTACAACGAAAATCGTATATTTTATACATCAAAACTTTCTTGTGTATCTTCTTCGGCCTCATCTCGCGCCGCAGTAATTGTTGCTTCCATGTTAATTACTGTGGCTAAAGCGGCAACTTGGCCTTTTCTATAAAAGAACTCTTCTGAGTCTTTAACAGTTTGAATATCTGCTAACTTTTTTGCGTTCTCAGCTAGCTCTCCTATTAACTGCTTGAATCCTGCATGATTAAACAATTCATTGTAGTTGTTAAAATACTCCTCAAGTTCAGGTGTCATAATACCTATCTCTTTTTTGTTGATTAACTGCCTTTTAGCATGATTTCTAAAAAATGTCAGGCTTTTCTTGTAGTATTTCTACGACGACCAGATGCAGTAACTGCATACTTTATAGGCTTTGGGCCTGTCTTTTTTCTAGCCGCTGTTGTTTTCTCTGCCTTGGTCATTTGTGCGGCTACTGCTTTTGGTCTACAAGCAGGATAAGGCCGACGTGATCGCTTTGCATTTTTACGACCACAAGGCTTTCCTGTTTTGATGTCAACCCACTCTTCTTTAAACCATTTGGTCAGGCCGTCAGTGGGTTTTTTTGTGGCTTTCTTTTTACCTTTTTTATGCTTAGGCATAAGTGCCACCGCGTTTCTTATAGGTTCTAACTATCCAAGAGCTTGCGTAAGCCGAAGGAAAAACATCAAATTTACGTTTAGCCTCAGCCTTTACCCGTGAATAAAGTGCTTTGTTCTTTACGTTATCAGGTATAGTGCTTCTTTTTTTAGGCTTTCGCTGTCTTTTTGCCTTTGCCACGGCGTAACACCTCAAAGTCTGCTTTGGTAATCCTATTTCTCGGAGGAGCTACTCTAGCAATTTTCTTTTGCTTTGGGCTATAGGTTTTGCCCTTTCCCTTCGGCATTACTTTTTAACTTTTTTCTTTTTTTTCTTTGATCCATTACCATAATACATATCTATCTCCTTGTGTTTACTTTTCAATCATCATTAAAGCAAATGATTCCATCTTACCAACATCTTCTGGATTTTCTTTTGGGTCAAACTTTGTAGGAATGCCCTGTGCTTGCATCTCTTTAATGCGACGCTTAGAGGATTCCCCCATAGCGTAATACTCAATAGGTGTGTAGCTAACTGTATGATCTTGATCTCTCATTTCTTACCTCCGTGCACTTTTTGAACTGCGAAGTCTGCTGACTTTGATGCTCCTTTATGTGGTTTATAGCCACCGGCAGGATCTTTCATCAATTTATACTCTTTGCCTTTCTTCATCCAGTGATAGCCATTTGGTGCTTTTACTTTCATTTACTTCACCATTTCACCTTGTGTGACCAATAACGCGCAGAAAAGAAGTCAGGGTTAGGGTCTTGAGCGTTATGCCTAGCATAGTAGCTTTTGCGCCGTTCTTTGTCTTTTTTGGTCTTTGGATTTTTTCCTGCACCCTTAACGCCCTGCTGACCAAATCTAATTATTCTGATCTTATCACCTTTCTTTGCAACCACAACATGCGATTTAGTGGGGTGATTGGGCGTTCTCTTCGGTTGATTGAAGTCGCTTACGCCCGCGCGTTCTAGGCTTGGGTGCTTCTCCGCCATTAATTAAGTCCTCCATTTTGAGCTGGAGTTCTTTGATTTTGGCCTGTAGCGGGATTAATTCCTGCTTCAGTTGGTTGAGAATCATCTCTAGTTCTTTGTTGGTTAGCATTTTCTGTTCCTTGAAGTTGTCTTTCTTTCAATAGTCTATCTGCAACCTTTAGACGACGTTCAAACTCTTTGTCATCCTGATTGCCGTCTTTCAGGTTTCTTGTGATTGCATTGATTGTATCTATTTCTATTTCTTGCGGAACAACAGCCGCTTCAGCGGCAAGCTTTTGCGCTCTTGCAGAAGACTCTTGTGCTTGAGCCGATAGAGCCGCTGTTTGTGATTCTTGGAACCGAAGCTGTGCTTCTTGTGCCGCGAGTGTTATTTGCTGAGCCTGTGGGTTCGGTTGCATTGCCTGAGCCATTGCCTGAAGAAGTTCTTCACGGTTTGACAGGTTCATATTATCAATTACAGATTGAATCAACGTGTTGTACAGCGGTGAATCTCTACCCATTGTTTGTAGCAACTGTACTAACTGAGTTACTTCGTATTCTCTAGCAATTAGACCCAACGTACTGCTGGCAGTAAACTTGTAGTCTGCTACTGGATAGTTTTCGGGATCAAACTGCATATAACGATGTGCGGCTTTTTTAACAAATGGTATTAGAAAAGACTGCTGGAAGTTGATTAGTGTTCGCTTATGTCTTTTTATTAAAGCACCGAGCGACATACTAATACCTGCCGCTGTATTTTCACCGCGGATATTTCCTGCAAGTCCTGCAGAATCTACTGCACCCGTAGCCTGTTGAACCATTTGCTGTAGTGCGCTTGCCTGAGAAAAGGTAATTTGAGCAACCTGCCCAAAGTTGAACGGCTGAAGAACATCTCTAGGATTGCCATTTGTTAGAACCATCTTGCCAGGTCGTACTTCAGGCTTTGCACCTCTTGGCAAACGTGTGGCATCAATCGCCATCATTGGATGAATAGTCAAACTAAGGGCATCAATTCTAGCTCTTAGTTCTGTATCCAAAGCTTTTTGGCTGTTATAGCCTTTTTCACAAACGCCTCTTCCCCAAAAACGTCCAGGCACTACATCCCATGGAAACGCAATAACAGGTCTATCTTGCATCATGTAAGGATTGGCTTCGGCCTTTAGTAGTGTTCCACCATTAGCAATAACAATGACAGCCTCTATATATTTACCTTCTTCTAATTCTTCTTCTGTTTCTTCATCTAGTAAATCTCTAGGCACAAGACCATAGTATTTAGTGAGACGTACTTTATCGTCGTTATAGATTGTAATGTCTTGGTCAGGCTCAAGGTCTGTATCAGGTGCGGCTGATCCTATATCAGCGTCTCGATAGACACCTTGTTCTTGAAGAAGTTCTACTTGATGGCGACTAACAAACTCATCAATACATACACCTAATGCTTCATCCACATTAGTTGCTACAGGATCAATGAGAAAATTTTGTGGCAGTATAGGTTTAAGTTTTATTTTTACACGTTCGGTGATATTAACACCTACTGCCTGAAGATCCCCATCCATCAAAGGCTGAGTGGCAGGTTTCATTTCTTTCATTTCTTCGATAATTATTTCACCGATACCTGTGCCAAATACGGCTGAGTTAATAAGGCATTCGGCAACTGCCTTGCGGATCATGCAGTCTTCAAAGTCTTCAGTCAGTTTATTTCTTAGAAAAAGAACATCCTGTCTTGAGGTATCGCCTAAATTATCGGCAACATCAAAGAATTTACCCCTACCAAATGTCGCTTCTTCAAGCTCTGCAACATTGGATTCAACAGCCTGTTGTAAAGCAGGAGAAATAATACGGCTACGCTCACTCCGACGCTCGCTATCAGAAGGATCCCAAATCCCACGCCAAAGCCGATAGTATTCTTCAAAACGATCTTCATAGTTTGATTCATAGTAATCACGCCAGTTTTCGCATTTTCCCATTACCCAGCCTTCAACAGACTCTTCAATCACTAAAGAATCTTCGCCGTATAATTCGCTCATATTAGTATCCTGCCACTATGTCTAAAATGTCGTGGTCATCTATTTCATATTCGTAGTCATAAACTACTTCGGCTAGTTGGTCAACGTAAGCCAGCGCATCTACCAAGTCATCGTGGGTCAAAGGATCAGGGAATTGAAAGAGTTGGTCAAGGAATCTTGGGTTCCATTCACCTTTGTTTAGCGTAATGTATCCGTTTTCAAAACGACCTTGCAATGCCCACATAACACGATCTGTTTTCTTTTTGTTGCCGTGGGTTAATTCTTCTACCCGAAAAAACGTACCGTACTTTTTTTGCAAGTCAGTCAACGGAGACATGACTGCTTGTTTTGCGATTCCTTTTTCTATACCTACGGATACGGGTTTGTAGTCTCTTACTACTTGGAAGATTTTGATCGCCGTTTCGTCGAGCGTCCACCTGCCGTGGATGATGTTTTCGACGTACCAGCCTTCTTCTGAGACGTTGACGACTGCGATCGCCGTTTCGTCGAGGGTGGTGTTTTTGGTGCGCTTTTTGTTGACTTCTTCGAAGCCGGCGAGGTCGATGGCGATGTAGTAGTCTCCGACTGGATCTTTATCAGCTTCGAACCGAATCCAATCTTCTTTAAACATTTCCGAACCGCGAGCCTCAAACGACGCCATAAATTCTTGGCGAAACGCATAAGACGACATAGATTTTTTTGCCAGGTCAATTTCAGAGCGTTTGAGAAACGAATTATCATAAGAAGTAAAATGCCAAGCTTTGTAAGTTTTATCATCACTAAGTTCTGCGTATTTGTAAAGTTCGTAAAAATGATTGCGGCCTGTTGGTGTGCCGATAAACATAGCCCCACCTTCTTGATCTGCTAATGCAGGACGAAGGATCTGCTCAAATACTTCAGGCTTCATGTCTGCATATTCATCTAATACTAAGAATCTGAGTGAGACACCTCGCATGGTTTCTGGTCGGTCGGCACCTTTGAGGCTGATGGTAGCTCCGTTGACCAGTTTAATCTGTAGATTATTGATGTGACTACCATCAATAACAGGATGACCAAGCTCAAGAAGGGTTTGCCACATGATGTCCCGCGCCTGTCCTTGCGTTGGCGCAACATAGAATACGTGTCCCCTATCGGCTTGAAGAGCATTGACAATAAGCATCCAAGCGGCAAGGCGAGACTTTCCTGTTCGTCTACCAGCCGCAACTATTTTAAAACGAGTGGTATCGGCCCATACCTCTTGTTGCCAAGGTAAAAGCTCGATGTTTAGATCCATTGAAATAATACCTTACTTACTTTTGAAAAGTAATGACATAATGTGTGTCATTAAGAGTACGTCCACATAACGGGTGTTGTCTTTCGCGTATCGACATGAACAAATGTCTTTGCTACACCAATACCACCAAAGTTTAGTTTCAATGCTTCTTGAACAATGTTCATCCGTTCAACGCCATTGGTGACACGAATATCACAGGCAATGCCTTCTGAATGGGTGCCAGGCTTTTCTTTGTTGACTTCATTGGGGTGTGATGGGTCTCTATAGCCTGATGTGATGACAAACGGAAAACCACAGGCTTCGCGCAACTGGTCAAGTTTATCAAGAAATATCTCATCCATTTCATTGTTATTGGTATGAGTGCAGTTGAACTCTTCTAGCTTAAAGTATTTCATCTGCTTCTCCATCAATGATTTTAGGTTGGATAGAGATTGGATCAACGTCTTTAATGTCTGCCGTGCCAACCCCAGTGATGTTGATTTGAATAGCAGATTTACCGCCATTTTGCACGACATCTTTTTCAAATGCGGCTACAGGCAGAATACGATCCATAACTAACTTCCACGCGGCGGACTGATTCTTGTGGTCATCATCTAAGGCGGCATTAAATATGGTGTCTAAAACTAATTTAGATTTAGGAGAAGCCAGCATACGAGCTTTGTACTCGTTGATCTTGGCGGCATCACCTTTAGGACGGCCTGGTTTACCTCTACCATTGGCAGAATTAGCGGCCAATACTTTGTTGCTGGGTTTAGTGCGCTTCTTTTCTTCTTTTATTTGCGCTTTACGACGTTGCTTGTATGTCAAGTTGTCGTTTTCGGGTACTTCTACTCTTTTATCTGGCATAAATTTTTAAGGCTGATACTTATCCAACCCGCCCTCCCTATCCTACTTATATATTACGGACTCTACAACCCCTACCTTACCTGATAAGAATATTAATTCAAAATGGTTATAACAACGCTAGATAAATCAAGGACTTGGAATAACACCAAAATCACCTTTTTTTGTATCTGGGTGGGAACACACGCACACGCACCTGTGCCACACCCCCCCCCGTCCCAAAAAATCCCAACAAATGACACAATCTATGACAAAAGATAATGACACAAAGTATGACACTAACTAATGGCATAACTTGTGTCGTTAGATTGTGACGTGAGGATGTCTAGCGGTGGAAGTGTGAGAGTGAGTGAGGT